GACGCTCGGAAGCTCTGGCAGTTGTGTCACGCCGGTGCCGCTGAGGTCCAGGGTTTTCACGCTCGGAAGCTCTGGCAGTTGTGTCACGCCGGTGCCGCTGAGGTCCAGGTATTCGTTTTTGATGTCGCACACCTGCCGTATGCACTCAAGCACGCATTCCTTGCGGTTGGCGAACTTCGCGAGAATGGCAGACTTCAAAACATTCGGGTTTTCGCCATTCGCAGCTCTTACATCGAGCGACTTGCCGTCATCGTCGTTTAGCCATTCCCATTCGCGGTATTGCTCCGGCTTAAGACCGAAGGCTTCGATTGTTCGCTCGTGATGAAGCAGGTCGCCACATAGAATTCGCGGATTCTTTTCGATCGTCACGACGCCAGATAAAAAGTTGCACATGGGCTATTCCTTTCCTTTATGTGAATGTGGTAAATGATTATTGGTGCGGGCTCCTTGGCTTGGAGTGCTTCGCATCAATGCGGCGGGAGGTGGCAAAGCAAAAGAAGTGCGTTCGGGCCATAACAGCGACGAACGCACTGTAGCTGGGGACTCCCGTACCCAGCAAGATGTTAGCCTACCGGCGCGGGAACTAGATCGTTCGCCACATCGGCGCGAACAATCCGCGGATCGAGATACCGCTGCGTTACCGTTGCCGTTGAATGTCCGAGTTTTGCAGTGGCATTTCCACCAGCCTGCGTCACGTAACTGGCTGTTGACTTGCGAATGCGATGAAATCTCATCCCGCATCCCTTCGGCGCGTAGATGCCGGACGAATTGAGAATCGCCCGAAACCTCCGGCCGACTGTTTCTGCCGTCACGTCGCGAGGCCAAAGCATTTCGCGCGATGGATCGTAGATAGAGCGAATCAAGTTCAGAGTGTCCGGAGATAGTCGGAACCAAGCCGCCTCTTTGTCCTTTTGCGGCTCGGCCTGACAGAAGAATCCGCCTTGATCCAGCAGCACGTCGGCAGTCGTAATCGAAAGCATGGCCGACATACGAAGCCCGGATTCCCAATCCGCACAGAGAAGCGAACGCCACCATATCGGTGCCGGTATTCCGCAAACCGATCCTGGCAGATTCTCGCACACCGACAGCACGGCCAGAAACTCCTCGCGAGTCAACGCCAGCGGAGACCTCTTGGGCTCCTTGAGTTTGCGAAACTTCGGCGGCTTGTCGATCAAGTCCTCGTCGGCTGCGAATCGAAGTGGAGCCATCACGTGGCGGAGCGTCTTGTTTACCGTTGCTGCCGACCGGCCATTGAGAAGAAACGCAGCAAACTTCGCAATCATATTGCTGTCGATTTGATTGATCGTCGCACTTCCGGCAAAACGTTGCCAGTGACGGATGGCGATCTCGTATTGCTCGATCGTCTTCTGCGAGCAGCCGACAAGTTGCCGAGGATGATACATATCGTCGAACAGTTCGCGTAATGTCGGCGATGGCGCGGCACAGATCATCATGGTTGCCTTGCCCAGGTGTGCTACCCCCACCACAGTAGCTTTTTGCGACTGGTAGGGTAGTCAAAAATAATGGGAAAGCGCAATCCATTCGTACCGTCCTTGCCGCGATGACTCTTGCCACCGGAATAATCCAGACAATCAGAACCCGCCGCGCAGCAATACGATGGTGCGGTAAATCCCTTGCGGAGGTTCTGGGTAACTTGGAGCCATTCGCCCCCGGAGGGCCCGCATCACCGGCACGGTGCAGCCTTGCGAGGAAACACGCAACAACGATGCGAGCCCTCGGGGAGCGAATGACTTTGTCGCACTACTCTGGTTACAGCAACCAGGCGATCGAGAAGAGGTAAGGCAGGAAACGGTGGCAGAGCGAATCGTACCAGCTAGCGTTTCATGTTGCCTTTTTTCCTCATAGGGACCGCAAGACTGCTTTACGTTTTTGGAAAATGTACTGAAGGATCAAGGATCGCTCAGCGTCAACGGAAACAAATATAAGATTACCCTTAGCTTTTGTCAACACCAGTTACGCGGTTTTTTTGTTTTTTCGCAATGGCATACGTGCTATGGCTTTAGTTCTCGGTCTGCCCCTTGGCGGCGTGTTCAGTTTTCTTGCGGCTATTTCCGCTGGGTCGATGGCCCAGGTCTTTTCGCCGAGCTTGTGCCCTTTGATTCGCCCAGCAAGCAAAAGCTGGTAGACACGGCCAGTCGTGACGCCAAGCAGCGTTGCCGCTTCGTCGACTGAAAGAAAACGAAATGCTGAATCCATTGTTGACATGCTCCCAGTATATGGGTAACCTTATGTTTTTACAAGAGAAAAAACGCAACGGCTCTTCCACGGTCGTAAAGCAAACCGTCCGGCTCTTGCGAGTTTCCGGAAGCCGTTGCGAGTTTTCAAGGTTTCGGGGCGGTCCACCCGCCACGGTGTTTCAAGGAATCGAGGTAATCATGTCAGATGCAGCGGAATTACGTTTACTCAAGTCTTCGCTCTTGCTCGTATCTTCGCGCCTAATGGCTTCAGTCCGGGCCTTAGATGCCGCGCAGTCGCAACTTTCTTCTCTGGAGGCGGTGCTTTATCGCGCTTCGCGGAGGAAGCCCGCGAAGACTGACCAGAAGGTGCCTTCAAAGCAGCCAAAATCAAAGAAAGGTGCTCGGGCAGCCCGCTAAGTTCCATTTCGATCCCGTCGAGCTTTTCAACGATGTCGCTCAGCAGTCGTTCTGTATTGGTCATGTTTTCTTTCCCTCAGTAGAATTATTTAGCCTTGGGGTATCACGACGCCGCCAACGATGTTTCACGTTTCACGAAAGGATTCTCTAATGGATTTCCCGACCGAACCCGGCTATTACATGTGTATGGCGATGGCAGTGATGCACAGTCATCGCGATGATCCAAACCCACAACCTGCCATCCTTGAGGTATCGGGAATTGCTCCTTATCTAAAGGCATTTCTTTTTTACCGCAACGAGGTACAAGAGGTTTCTCCTAATCGCATGGGGATGCTGGCATCAATCGGAAGTCGAATCGACGACGCCGTTAATCCACCCCATGTCAACTCCGACTGAAATCGCTTTGTCGCGTAGTGTCTCCATCTCTTCGGTTGTTACTCGAAAGACGTGGCCACCTTCCATGAAAAGCACATGCGGCATTCGATCGTCGTGCTCTTCCCATTGGATGGCTACGATTTTCGATGGGTCGATGATCGTGTATGTGTCACCGCGCGACCCGATAGCCACTGATACGAATTTGGTTGTTTTCATGTGAATCCACCGGTGATTGTTTTCAAGTTTCCAACTTTTTCTCGAAAGGACCATGTGATGGATTGTGACTTCACGAAAGAAACAAACCTGCGCATTCGGGCAATGGAATTTGCCGTGGAATGCTACAAGGCACCTGGCAGGATCGACCTTATACCGAGTGCCCAGAAAATCCTCGACTTTCTGAATCCACCGCTTCCGCCGCTTGGCGGCAAGCATCTGATCGATGCAGTCCGCCCGGCTCCAAAGCGGCGAGCTTCAAAAGCGAAGCGTGCCTAGTCTCAAGCTCTTCGACACCACACGCCTTGCCAGCCATCAGATTTACCAGGGAATCCAAAACCGGATTCCCTGTGTTTTGCGCCCCGATGATTCGGATTTCTTCGGCCATGATTTTCTCCTGTTTCAAAAGGACTCAGAAAGTACCGGAGGAGGGGATCGAACCCTCACACCCTTTACGGGTACTGGATTTTGAGTCCTGGGGCGAAATATCGGAAATCCACGACATGATTTTGGCGGGCCGATATACCATTTCTGCCTAAAATGGTACGAGGCTGGTAGGCCAAAATCGCCTTGACTCCCCGCCATCCCCGCTTTCTAATGGCCTTTCCGATTCGCTACGGATGCTGGATCGACTTATCCACTCGGGGAACTAGGCGCAAACATCGGGGCACACGCCTGAATAGGGCGTGTGGATGCTTGTCGGGAGCGGTGGCCGAGTGGATTAAGGCGCTGGTCTGAAAAACCGGTGATCGACCTAGCAGTTGATCCGTGGGTCCGAATCCCATCCGCTCCGTTATTTCCTGTTGACTCCGCCCGATTCGCGACCGATAATCAAATAGCTAGGTCGATCACAGCCCACTCGGCTGCCGCCGTACCCAAAAGGTGCGGCGTTTTTCTTTTCTTGGTCACGAATCGCTCGCACGACAGGACTTGGACAGCTTTCGTTGTCTGCGGTTTCTTCGTGTTGCACATTTCCATTTCTTCAGAATGCCCTTTGGAACTGGCACGCCGGACTTCTCAGACAGCCAAATGATTATCTGCCGCACGGTGTTGCTGTATATGTCGCAACTAATGGTGGCCGTACTCGTGCTGGCCGCTTTGTGGTCCGACACTCGAATCACGACATCCTCGCCGCCTACAAGCCCACTGAGATAGATCGATCCCGACTTGGCTTGCGCGCAGGTGAACCGCAGTTGCATTCTGTGCGATTCACGAAGAATTTGCCGCGCGGGACGCTGCGGCCATCCGTGCCCAGATATTTCGTGCGGCTGGATATTTTTCATTTTCGCAGATTAACGCCACGTCAATTGGTTTGCAAGAGCGATAGGTCAGTGAACGCCACGGCGTTTTTCTTTTCTTGGCAACTCCTTACACGCCAAGCACTTCCGCATCAATCCGAGAAAATCCCAAGATTTTCCCCGGTTTGCTATTGCTATATTTTTATATAGCCGATATATTGAGTGCAGTGAGAGTGAAACAGGAAACCAAACACGAAAGGAAAATGAAAATGAGCGAGACAACAACACAAAGCAGCCCCGCGATGAAAGATCAAGGATGGTTCGCGCTGCAAATCGCGGAAGGCGACTTTTTTGCTGACCATGATTACGGCGATCCAGGCGAATGGATCGTGCTGGATCAAGGCAACGAAATCCCGGAGCCGATGTTGCACGCGGGGCCGTGGGAAAATGCAGATGAAGCGATTGCGGCGGCGGACGAGGTAATCGCAGCAGTGAACGAAGCAGAGTGAAACAGAAACTGTTTGCGAGTAGGCGTAATAGCCCGAACCCGAGGCCTCACGAGGCCCGATGACCCGCGATGTTGCGAAAAGAAACGGTCAAGTGTTTTGGCCCGGACGAAGTCGAATAACCATCCTAACACCCCGCCAAGCGGGAAACAAAAAAGGAGAGAACGATGAACATATTTGAAATTCGCAGCCCGGCGACGGTTAGCGATCCTAGATTAGGATTTCCGCGAGGCATTCGCCGCATTTTTAGCGATCGGCGATCATGTGAGCGAGTTGCGCGACTCGACACCACCGCAGAGGAACGCACGAGCGCGCATGGCCGTGTAGGGGTGCGGTGTATCTACGGTCCACAAAAGGGTGATTTCTGGTGCTGATTTGATATTTTACCACCATCACAGTCTTTGCCGGCCCGCGCTGTTGCAGAAACAGGAAACCAATCACGAAAGGGAAAATGATGACTGAAAAACTTACAGCTGAGATGGACCTTTTGCAATGCGAACCTGAGCACACGCCTCATTACAGTTGGACGTGGTCCGGCGATGGGTGTGACGTATTCATGCCAGATCGCTCGCTGCTGATACATGTGCGAACGAGGTTTCCGAGCCGCGATGCACTGCGCATCATAGATGCTGCGGAGCCGGTTTGCGCAACATCAGCACAGGTATCCACTCACGATGCCATGTCTCCGGCATCACGTTCGGTACAATTTTTTCGAGATGGAAAACTAGTGGCCGATATCAACTTATAGTCTACCGGCCTCACGAGGCCCGACGGCCCGCGCTGTTGCGGAACGAAGCGAAACACCAAACACGAAAGGACCCAGCCATGAGCAATGCGTCTCCAGCAATATTTCACATACGGCGGCCAAAAAAACGCGGCAGCGGAACTGAAACGTTTTGCGGCGCTGCGGCAACGGAACACGATATACGTGCCAGTTGGGCTGCGTTTCCCGCCGGACGTTACGAACCCTGCCAGGCGTGCATTGAGGCGCGGAGGCAATTGAAAAGACGTATCAAATCCAAGGAAGCCACCCATGCCTAAAGACCATCAACCGCCTGAGGCAACGCCCTGCTGTAAGCACTGCCAAAATACAGTCGATTTTGATGTGACCACAACAACCGAAGAAGTGCCATTCACGGCGGATACCGCTTCAGTCGCTCAACGCAGGCCGACACATGTGTCCGTGACGTGTCGCGTGTGCGGCAAAATCATCCTGGAGAAAGAGATTCACCATGCCTAAGAAATCCAATAAAAAGCCCGATCGTCGCTACGCCAACCCCGGCCGGCCGCCGACGTCTCCAGGGCTACAGCATCTACTTCGCGATGTCCAGATAAATCTGCGCGTAAATCTGGATGAGTGGGAGGCGTTCAACGAACGCGCACGTAAGGCCGGGATGTCGCGGGTGGACTATTTCGTGTCGAGGTGCTGCGGGAAAGAATAACCCCCACTTCAGGCGTATACCAAAAAGTGGCGATTATTGGTACGATGAAAGCCATGGACAATCCAATTACCTGTTCAACCTGCGATTCCTGGTGTCCCATCTATTCGTCCGACCGACAAGCGATTTGCCGCAAGATGCCGATGGGCATTGGTCCAGTCAGTCTTGGATATCACCAGACGCATCGTGACTTCGGCTGCATCCATCATCCTGAGTTTCCGAAGCTGCTCGAGCTACAACGGCTCGCGTGAGCCATGTATAAAGCGAACGGCTGGTGAGTTAGACCAGCCGTCCTAAACACAACCCGTTTTGGAAAAGGAAAACGAGTCATGCCTACCTGGAAGTCTATTCTGTGCCGCGGCCGTTGGCAATCCCATCCATGGATCGCCGTAGGGCTGTCTATTCTATTGGTTGTGTCTCTGTGGTTCCCCGTTGTCGAATTGCTCTATTTTGTTCGGTCTGTCGGCGGCATCGGTGGCCTGTGGGCGTTCTCGCTCGCGTGCGTCTTGTCGCTGGCTGTTGTCACGTGGGGCGTCCCGGTTCGACGAAAGGGGCAACGCCATGAATCGTAGAGCGTTCACGATCATCGAAATGTTGGTCGTCATCACGATCATTGTCACGCTAACCGGAATGGGCCTGTATGTCATTGGACCAATTTCCGCGCGCCGCGTGCGAGAGGCGGCAAGGCTGGTAAGCGGTTATTTTAACGTGGCGCGATCGCAGGCGATGGAAACTGGCAAGCCGTGCGGAGTTGTTTTCACCACTCCAATGAACGCAACATACGCCATGGTTTTGGATCAATGCTCTGTTCCAGCAACCTACTCAGGTGATGCCGTCGAGTCGTCCGCGAGGATAACGTGGAGCGACAACCAAGGTACGCCAACCGGGACGGGGGCCGTTGCGTTCTATTCCGATGCGTCCGGCACAGTTGCCGAGTCCATGCCAACATCGAACGTGGGAGCAAATGACCGGATTCAATTCAATTACCAAGGACCGATGTACACAGTATTTTCGGTGGCCGGGACATCCGGAGTAGTGGAGTTCGATGCCGGTGAACGCCATAAGATTCAGGCCGTGCCGTGGACTACAGCGACATCCCGACCATTGCCGTACAAGGTTTTTCGCAGTCCGACAAACAGTACAGTCCGTTCGGTTGTCGCTCCGCTGCAAATGCCAACATCGTCTGTTGTGGATCTACAATTTTCTGGAATAGAAGATAGCAGCGGGACACTGCAGCCGTTGTCGGCAACTACCATGGTGCTGTTCTCGCCCACCGGTGCTGTCGATTCAGTGTACGTCAACGGCGTGAAGTCTACTCCGTCATCGCCGTTGTTTTTTCTCGTCGGTAAGCGTGAGCGGTCGCCGTTTGTTGCCGCCAACTACAACGCATCCGACAAGGCAACGTGGTCCAACGAGCAGGACATGGAAAACTTCTATGTTGTCGTGAATTGGTCCGACGGTATGGTGTCGGTGTCTGAAGTTGGAACCGCATCCGATCCTCGGTGGTTTGCTAGACAGCAGTCGTCAGTCGGCGGGCATTGAGGCGTTCTCTGCATTGCTAATTGCTTCCGTGACCATGATGCGGATAGCCCACGCCCTGACCATCTTGGGTAACTTCGCAAACGCGGCGCATCGGCCGGCCGGTTTCTTCTCAAGCAGCCATCCGACTATTTCGTCAAGGTGTTCGCGACAGCCTGAAGTACCCCATGCATTCATCCTAAATACGCGTTCTAAGCATTGGCAACCATCGGTTTGCTGATTGCCGCATATTGCTGTTATGGCAATGTGCAAGTTATCTCCTGGATATCGCGACCAGTTCATGTGATTGCCGTAACTTGGATGCTCATAAAATTTGTTATGTCACGTCCCGCAGGGTAAAATGCACTCAACCCAAAGAGCGGAGACACGGTTGGGATATATAAATCATGTACGAGATATGATCCGTAGAAGCCACCCGACAGAGTCGCCGTGATGTGACCTTGCGTAACATCAAGTATTGCGGTGCAGGCCCCAGACATGAATGGAAATAATTGCGCAGACTTCTGCGCAATTATTTCGGCGCGTTCACCAGCAATCCACCGCTCAAAGCTAAACAGCGTGGTTGTTCCAACACTGACGTACACTGCGTGGAAGTCGTTTGTGCTTTTGTCGAAATTGAAGACAATTAACCACCCAGCGTTTCCCCCTGGTATGCTTACAACTATTCTGTGTGGATAAAACGTGTCCACCGTTCTTGGCCATACTTCAGCAATTGCGTACTGAATTGGAAGATTCGGATTCCACTGGCCAGCAAAATAAGACCACATCGATGAATGAAGTGACCTGGCATTTATCGCAAATGTGTCCTCAAACACTACTTCGGACGTATCGCAAACATCACACTTTGCGTTTTCGTTGACAACCACCTTGGCCTGCCCAAAAGTGATTTCTGCGTTTGCTGCGGAGTTACCGAAAGATAGCTCGATAGCTGAAGACTCGGCCTTTGCGTATGTCGCATAGCTTAGGACAACATCATAAGAATACGTTTCATCCATTAGAATAGATGTTCCGCCGATGTCCATGCGAGATCGTATCTCGATTCGATCGGATATGACACAAAAAGTAACAGCGCAAAAGCTGTTTTCTATATAGGTTCCAATGCCTGATATTGCGATACGGTCACCGGTGGCGATATCATAAGCGAAAATGCGAAGGCGCCCGAGAGAACCAAACTGACTGATTTGGTACAAACTCCCCCAGTGTATTTCTATCCGTACTGATCCAATCCAAATGCAGGATACAGTGTTTGGTAGTGATTTCACCTTGACGTATACGATATGCTTCCAGAATAGACTTGTGGGGATGTTTGTTGTCAGTCTGGCATTCGGGTCGCTTGTTGTCGCGATACCGTTTCCGATTGTCCATGATCCCGAAACGGCCCACTTGCTGGTGTCGCTGTAGTCACCAATATCGAATACAGTCGGACATCCTTTTTTTTTGCAGCAACACCAAAACATTAGCATGAACTCCCACAAGGCCCGGCGTAGGCGAATAGGTAATAGGGCTGGCCGGACGGCGCAGTCTCGGATAGGTCGGTCTCAAAGCGAATCACGACGCCGGAGTCGAGGCAGAAGCCGGTGTCTTTGTTCACGGTCCATTCGGAATCGTCCGGAGGATCGCCGAGGCCGTCGGTGGCTTTGATGGTGTCAACGGTGACTGTGGTGTCTGTGTCCGAGACAGAGGCGGTGGTCGTGCCTTTGAAACGACGTGGCGGTATCGTGTGCTGCCGAGCAAGGACGATGATATCATCCGTTTCATCTTGGATCGTGCCCAACACAGTTGCCATCGGCGGATAGCCCTTATAGCCACCCCAGTGGTCGGCCTTCGGGCCAAGCTCATCGCCATTATCTGGTGCCGTGGAGTCGCCAACGGAAACGGCAACCTGCTCATCGGTCTGGTATACACCCCAGGAATCGGCATCTACGGCCGTGCTGCCATTGACGCAGTAGGTTCGGCCAATCGTGTCGCTCGGCTGCTCGCCTTCAACGGCACGGTATTCTTTGGTTGAGGTGTCAACGGCGGTCGGGCGGAATAGGCCATGGGGGCCGACTTCTTCGGTGCCGGAGTTGTACCATGGGGCGATGTTGCGGGAGTTGCCACCGATGGCAACGAGGCATAGCCGGTATGTTGCCGTGTCGTCGTCGCCTTGATAGTGTGGGTCTCCATTGGCGTCGTCAGGCGGCGTGAAATCTTGCGTGTCCATCCAAAGAATTGGATAGCCGCCAACGTCCGAAACGAGGGCCAGGGTTTGGCCTTCATCGATTCGAGCGAAGGTGTGCCACTCGTAAGTCATCTTGACCAAGACGGGAACGACGCCACAAACCGCTGCGTCGCCAATGAAGCATGTTGTGCCATCGCGTTTGGGAACCGATTCCAAAAGGACGCAGAACTTATCCAGGTGATCTGACAACGCGGGCAATACGCCCTTTAGGCTTGGATCGTATCCAAACTCTGCGATATTGTCGTTCGGGTCAACTCCAGGGGCATCGATTCCAAGTATCGATCCAGTGTAGAGGTCGGTGTCTGTGTTGTTGAGCACGCGCAATACCGTGACGTCACGCGGCCCGGATTGTGGAATTGCCGTGTCTCCGATGTTGGCTTGATTCGCCTGGGAGTCCCGGACCATGTCCATCGTCAGATTGAACGTGTTGGGCGTCATTACCTGCTTGATGCGGGGCTCAACGTGCTGGAAATCGACTCTTTGTGTCATATTACGGTCCCTGCCAACCGGCGTTTGCGCGAGTCGTGCCAATGTTCAACGTTGAAAAGTCGCCATAGTCGTAAACGCGATCGACGTATGCCCCAAGCGGTTTTTGGATTGTCGAGACAGTAGCGCTGTCAACCGTTTGCGCATAGCGATACCAAAGGTAGTGCCAGCCCTCTTTGTCGATCGGGTTTGTGATGCCAGGAACGACTAGGCCAGTGCGGTTGCGCTCACGAGCAAACCGATATTGAAGCGTGTAGTATCGCGGGTCGCGACTTGAGTACGACCCGGACATACCGAGAAACAAAACCTCGCCTCGTTCACGTCCGCGAAATGGCGCGTCGTTTACTGGATATTTAATCAGTTCTTCGCAGGCAATTTCATAGGCGACTGTCACTTGGCCAACGAGAACGTCGTATGTTTCCGTCCATCCACCGCTTGGTACGCGAACATCGCAACCGTGAACGCCTGACTTATCTACATTGATGGCACCGTTGAATGACGGGGCAGATGAGTAGCCATCGCCCGGATAGATGGCAACCTCTTCTTTCGCCTGCGTGATATGTGCCGTCGCGCCGCCAATATCAAACTGCAAAGCCCATGGCTGCAATTCCCATCGCACATGGACCTTCCATGCACCGATGCCGTTTTGTTCCATCCCAAATCCCTTTATGGGCATTCCATTGTAGTATTGAGGGATTTGGGAAAACGCAAATATTCGGACAATCACATCCTCCATGGGTTGGCCCACAACATCGTCCGCCAGAATGTTGTATGTCTGTGAAATGCTGTTTTCGGTATGGGTGATCGTATTGTTGTCTTGATAGATATACATCACGCAACTCCCGATGCTAGTTCTCGCATTTGCGCACGATGGATGTTTTTCTGGTCATGCTGAGCCGCGATAATTTGCGGCATGTGATGCTCTATGATGGAACTGATCTTCCGCAACTCCGTAAGCTGCTCGTCTTTGGTTGACGCACCCATCATCGAGGCGGCTGCGCCAGAGAATGTTCCGGCGGCCCTGCGTCCCTCCTGGATGGAAAGTGGATCGAAGTTTTTGTCTGCCGGCATTTCTGGCAGCTTGTTTTTCTTTTGTAGTTCTTCGGCTGATCGCTGGGCAGCGAGTTTGGCGTCATCGAGCTCTCGTTGGCGCTCGGCGATTCTGGCGGCACGCGATGCGCGTGCATCGTTTGGATCGATTTCATTCTCTTTGTTTCCTAGTGATCCAGTGATCCTGCTAGTTATTGAGTCGCCAGTTGCCTTATTGGCCTCGCGTTTTTGATCCGGCGTTTGCACTTTCTGCGGGTTAGCTATTGACTCCCGTAGTCGCTTTAGTGCGTCCAAATATTCCTGGTTGCTTTGTACTCGCTCGTTGCGAACAAGCTCTGCCTCGCCGGGTCTGTCGCCAACTCCCTCGACAACAGGGGACTTGGCGTATGTATCAAACGCTTTTCCAAGGGATGAGATGTGTTTATCCAAATACGCAAGATCAGCGTCTTTGTTTCCGGTGAGTTTATCCTTGGCTTCTTTGACGCCCTGCTCTGCGCGGTACTCTCTCGCGTCTCTTTGATTGCCTGGGTCGTGCTCTCGTTCATAGTAGAACTGCGCCTGCTTGTCTTTTGAGACAATCTTTAGGCTGTAGAAATACTCAGCAGCGGAATTAAGCCATGACCTGATTTGGGCATACATGTTCTTGATTTCATCAACGAATGCCTTTAAGCCAAGTGATGCAGAATTCCAAATATCATCCCAAGCATTCATGGCCGACGTGACGAGTTCGCCGGTCTGTTTTGCAACATCGACTACAAGTGCATTCCATTGCGGCCGCAACTCTTCCCACATGGACTCAATCCATCCCCTGAATCGCTCCCACTCCAGTTTCATCAAGGCGATGCCAACCGACATTGCACTTGAAAAATCTCCAGCGGCGATAGATTGCCGAATCTGAGAAATGGCCGACTGAGAATCCTGTAAGACCGTGTTCCATCCGGAATGCCAATCGGATGCTATCCGCCCAGCAACTGTCTTTGCCATTGATCCAATTTGGCCGAACATGCCGCCTACTTCCGACGTCACGGATGAAAACGATCCAGAGATGGAAGATGCCGCATTGGCACCAGCGTCTTTGACTTTTGAAAAGACTCTGGAAGCTGCCGAAGTAAGCGACACAATCGCCGTTCCAATTGATCCAACTATTCCAGAAATAGCCGATCCGATTGCTCCGATAATCATTTGCGGAATGCCGGTCAAAAACAGAACGAAAACACCAAGTCCTATCAGTAGTCCCGCGCCAAGTGCGCTCCCGGCTGCGGCGAAAGCAGCGCCAACGGCGGCGGCAACGGCGGTCCAGGCTGCGCCGACTACTGCGGAGACCGCCGACCAAACGGCACCTACGAATGGGGCAATCGTCGCCCATGCTGCTGCTGCAACGCCAGAAACGGCCGCCCAAGACGCGGCCACAAAATCACCGGCAACATTCCACGCAACGGCTGCGATGATTGACGCGCCGGCCCATACTGCTGCCACTACCGGAGCGGCGATAGACCAAAACGATGTTACTGCTGGTGCAATCGCCGACCAAATTGATCCAACGACCGCAGCGGTTGCGAACCATGCGGACGAAATGAGCGACAGTATTCCGATCATCGCGGCCGCAACCGGGGCTGCGATAACAGTCCACGCAGCACCAACGATAGTTGCTGCCAACGACCAAGCCGATAATGCCAGCATAGACATGGCCGACCAGATGGCCGCAATGTGAACGCCGGCAGCGGCCCACGCTGCCGAAGTAAAGACGGCCGCCAGGGACCATGCTATATAGGCAGCGGAAGCAATGGCCGTCCAGAAAGTACCAAGTGCTGCGGCGACAGCAGTCCACGCACTGGAAACCAATGGCGCAAGTGCTGTCCATGCGGCGGACACGATAAGCGCTCCAGCTTGCCACACGGCAATGGCCAGCGCAGCCGCACCAAGCATCGCAGATTCAATGATGCCTATCATTCCAATCCAGAGCGGCTGAATGACGGCTGATGCCAATGCCCACGTAGCTGTTCCGACTGCTCCGGCGATTGCCATGGCGACCTGGATAGCCTGAATCGAAGCCGCCCACGCCATTGCAACTAAGTGTGCAGCGCCAGAAAAAGCAGTGGCCGCAAGCGTTGCAGTTGCCGACATCGCCATTCCGATATAATTGGCGACTGTCGTTATGCCCATCCATGCGTAAGAGGCTACTGTAGCGGCCATCTGCCATGCGAGCCCAACTCCTGTAGCGATTGCAGTAAGTGCGGCGCGAGGCAGCAACAGGATGCCGCTAATCGCTAGGCGGAATAGTTCAACGGCCTGAGAAGCGAACCCAAGGCCAATTGATGCGATTTGTGCCGCAACTCCAACGGCAACAATCGCCCCAACACCCAAAGCAAGGACATTAACAAGGGCTTGGTGTTCAGCAATCCAGGATTTCACGACATTGACAACGCTGATAAACGCCGTCATCGCCCCACGCATCGACGGTAGCAAAGACCCACCGATGACGCGAACGGTGGCCATAAGGACTTCGTAAGAATCCTGCATGAGTTGAACAAATTCACGACCTGATCGAGCAGTCGTGTCGTCGATTGTGATGCCGAGTTCCTTGGCGCGAACCATCCATTGGTTGATTGCATCGCCGCCAGCCTTCAGGATCGGGAGCAGTTCATTGGCCCATCGTCCGAATATTGCCTGGGCCGCCGCCGCCTGCATCGTTGGGTTTGTCATTCGCGATATGGCATCGGAAATGTACTTAAACTGATCTTCCGGCTTCAAGTCACGAAGCGCGCGAACGCTGATTCCGTATCGATTCATCTGGAGTATCAGCGCAGTGTCGCCGCGTGCGGCCAGGTCAATTACCCCAGCCATGTTTTTTAGGCCAAGGGCAAGTTCTTGTGTTTCGACCTTGAATTGTTTGGCGGCATAAGCGAGAGCAGACATCGTCTCGGTTGCGATGCCCGCTTTTTGGGCGAGAATGTAAATATCGTTGCCCGCCTTTGCCGTGATCGCGGCCGCTGCGCCGAGGCCAGCAAAGATGCCACCGGGACTTGAGGCGAAACGCATCAATGCGCTAATTGCGGGCGGAAGCATTCCACCGCCCATTGTTGCGGCTGTAATTTTCGATAGACCCGCTTGCCAAGATATGATCTTGGCTCGCAGGCGAATAAGTCCGACATCAACGTCCGTTGAATCAAGGAATGCGCGAACGAACGCCTCGCCAGCTTTGATTTGCCCAGCAAGTGTCATAGTGGAATCCCCATTCCTTTTGAGATGATGTGTCGAACCTCCTCCATGTGGAACTTCTGCTTCGTTCGCACGACCTTGTCGTGCTTAGACGAAGACTGCTCGATTTCCTTTCCCATTGGGTGGAAATCGGTAAACTTGAACGGCTCTTTTTGCTTGGACGAATCACGATTGGCATTAGCCAAAATCGTCGCTATCAATGCTGTCTGGTTCCATTCCAGCATCTCCCTGGCCTTGGCCATGCGGTCGATTTCGCGATAGCTGAAATTGGACGGATCGATTCCGATTACCCCTGCTCGGTCGTAGCAGGCGTCAATCCATGTTTCTGTAAAAGTTCGTCGAGGTCGCGACGCATCTTTTGATCCACCTGCTTCAACAGAACCGGATCGGTCAGTTTTTCCATCACAAGCGCCGCCGCTGCCGTTTCCATTTTGCCCTGCTGCGTCCGAAGAGTTTGCAGGACTTGGCGCTTGGACGTCGGGGAAAAACCCACGACTTCATCCTTGATGGCCTCCAGTCCTTCTTCAAGAGAGTCGCCGTTTAGGCTTTCACCAAACTGTTCCGCTGAAATGTTCTTTCCGTCCAGTTCCGGCTTGCAGCAAGCGTAAAGAATGTCAGCCACGATCTCGGGGTGGTCAACAATCCTTCTCGCGGTTTCCGCATCGTCTGGCGCAAAGATATCAAGCGGGCTTACTTTGGCGATGTCAACGCATCGCTTGATCGAGCCAGGGCTGATGTGGAACGTGTAGACGTTTCCGTCTTTGTCTTTGAAGGCTCCCATATCGCTATCACTCGCCTTTCGGTTTAGGTGTCCAGGATCGCTTTGATTTTCATGTTGGCCGCCGTCGTGCTGCCGTTGTAGCATTTGGCAACAGCGACCGGATCGCCGGTGATCGGCTGGGGGTCGGGCATGGTGTCGGTCCATGCGTATGGAACGTTTGCCGTGGTGATCGCAATGATCCCATCGGAAATGTCCGTGTTCACAAGGCTTGTGTCGGTGTCGTCGCGAAAATCGACGGCAGAGATTTGGTCACAATAGACTACCAGCATGGTTGCCGAATCGCCGTCAAACGACACGTCAAGGCTTACTGCCGGAGACACGACAACGGCGGTCGTTGGGCTTGGATACGTCGCACCGATGCCAGTGCTTGCCGTAACAGTGATTGTCGTTGATGTAGCGGCAGATACGGTCATGCCGACCCTGCGTCCTCCAGCCCAAAAAACGCCGACCTTGCTGTTGGTTGTGAGGCCATGCCCGGTTGCCAGCCCAGTGATGAGTGCGCTGCCGGAAGAGTCTTCCGTACTGGAGCCTGAAAATCCAGCGGGAAACGCAACGGGATTCGTTCCGCCGATTTCGTGTTTCTCGACGCCGCTGCCTGTGGCCGTGTAACTCGCGGCAGTTCCCGGTGGAAGCGTTTCGCCGTCGCAAGTGACGATCTTTGTGACAGTGCCATTCGCCATGAGATTATTCCTTTGCGGTTATTGTGTTGATTGAGTTGTTGGATTAGTGCCAGGTCGGAACCGCTTGACCGTAACCCGAGAACGTGGGTTTCAGCGTGAATTTGTACTGGACTACGTCGTCCAGTTTTTGCGTATCATCCATGCCCATGACAGCAAAGTCCGCGTCAAGACCTGTTCCGGTAGTGGAATCTTTGATCCAGCATCGGATGGCACTTCGTGCAAGGTACGCAGAGCGAAACTCGCCGAGATGCGGATCGGCCGAGTCGCCGTTGAACTCCACCTCAAACGAGGCGTCGAGAATCGCGGCCCGCGTGAATCCCCAATAGGAAACGCGGCTACTGACCTTGGCTTCGGATGCAGTCGTTTTCAGCGACACGTCCTTGCATGAATCCACAAGCGTACTCGGTGATGCCGCGCCTGCTGTTCCGCGATACAGTTTTGCGTCAAGGGACATCCATAAGGTGTCTGCCATGGTCTACTCCTTCGTGAGGTTGTTAGGTAAATTGTCTTTCGATTTGCGTTGCCAATAGGCCGGGAAGCTCGCCAACTTCGGCAGCAAGCGCCGGACCCATGAATGGACGTTGTGGATAGTCGCGGCCGCGAAAACCGCCGGACTTTTCGTGTGGCTTGCCGACATTACTAAAAAGCGCGATCGATGGCCCGATGATTACCGCTTGCGGGCTGGGCTCAAGAGCGTAAACGATGGACTCTGGAAGTTGTCCGCTGGTCTTTCTGTTTTTTGACGGCTTGTCGTGTGTGTACGGTGGTGTTCCGGCAGGCGATGGCTCCGGAGTGGAAACATGCTTAATCGAACCCTTCGCGTAATTGCGGATGTTGTATCCAAGGATGCGCAGTGCGATGTCGCCCGCGCGACGCACGGCGGCAAGGAGCTTGTCTGCTCCAGATGAGTCGTATTTGCCTCCTCGGAAGAACACGGAACTCATTGAATCACCCTATAGGTAAGCCGAAGTAAACTCACAAATCTGTCGTCGCTGCGAATGCGGTCAGGAAGGTATGGATAAACCACGTCGCCGTGCTTCCACATTGCGTGCGTCAACCCGCGAAGCCGCTTACGCTGAAAGAAATAGTCGCCAACCTCTTCGACAAGTGCGCCAAGGGCATCCAGTGATGCCGTGTCACTCGCGTCAATTGTTTGGCGAAACGCAATGTCGATGCGGTATGTGCCGTCTTGCGCTGATCGCGTGCCCACGTCTTGTTTGATGTCACCTGCAACAACATCCACTTGGAGCAGTTCACTTTCCTCAAGTTTCCGCTCGGTGTCGTATGTGCGCGCTGCTGCAATCGCCTGTGAGAATGCCATGAAGACATAGTCGCCACTCACAAATTGCTCTGGAGTGTTAAGCTCAAAGACAATGGCGTCAGCGATGTTGATTAGGATTGACGACACGCGCTATTCCTTCCGAATGGCCTTGGCGTAAACGATGACTTTCAGATTCTCTGTGTCTGCCGGCGCGTAACAACGCGAGTCGGGAAGCGGAAGGACGCGGTAGACTTGCGTCCCATCGCCGGTTGCCTCAAGAATCTCATGCCCCTTTTCTGGAACTACTGGCGAGCCACCCATGGTCAATTCAGAGACATTGAACTCAAATGCGTGCCCAATCCACGATTCGTAAATGTTGTGATCCTGGTTCGCTTCGACTTCGTATGAGGAAACGATTCCATGCAGTAGGGGTATTTCTGTTGTTCCGATGCGATAGACAAACGGCGTGCTAAACACGGCGTCGAGCGTTGCGTCGGCCGATGCGAAGATGGTTTCAAACATGGATGACGTGCGTGTCATGCCGATGCCTCCGCGAGCACTTGCAACATCTTGTTTCTGTAATGCTCAAGCGAACGCATCTTCGCGTCGTGGCTGTTCCACGATGGGTCTGCGCCGGGTGAATGCAGATGCACCATGGCACTTTCTGGGTCGGTAAATATGATGCCCCGATATTGGTTTCCAAACTTGGCCCACAACTGCATGTTCATGTCGAGGTCTTCGTATCCGCGACCTTCATAGAATTCGTCGTAGCGAATATCTCCAAGCGATTCGCGGAGAATCGAAAACTGTGAATTGCCCCATGGTTGAAGTCCACAATTCGGATCGCGAAGGTTGTTGTCCCAACGACCGTATGCTTCGTATGCAATTGGCGCGTTTGGCGACTTGGCAATGTCCTGCCCATCGATCATGGTTCGGACGCGGTAGCAGACGCGATCGCAATCACCAGTAAGCAGCTGACGCGCACCTGTGATAAATCGAAGACCAACAACCGCATCGGCGTCAAGAAACGTCAGTGCATCTCCGCGAGCATGTTGGATGCCAAGATTCAAAGCCTTTGCCTTGTTGTAGATCGATCCATTCTGTGGATCACCAACTACCCGAACGCGCTCTTCTTGTGTGGACTCAGGAAGAGCGGTTCGGGAGTTGTCAACGATTACAATCTCCCAGTCGGTTTCTTTGCAACAGTCGGCCGAACGTCGGACGGAGGCAATGCACTGTAGTAAGTGCTGCCGTCGTTTTCTGTGCGGTATGATGATGCTATGAAACATGACAGGGACTCATCTTCCTTGATGGAATCATGTGGTTTCCAAACCGGCAGCGGCCCACACTGGAGCAGCCTTCGTGCCGATGTTCTGGTAGAGCAATTTGTTGGTCGTGTCGATCAGCAACGCGCCAGGGTTGGCATAGTTGTATGCCGTTCCTGTCGATCCACTGCTCGGCGCGCCAGCGTTGTAGAGAAGGTCGGGACTGCCGCCGATATTGACATCAACAGCAACTGCCAAGTCGGTGCTTGCCTTGGCGCGGCGTGCCTTGCCAAGATACATGCCAGCAAGGCCCGCACCCGACCATGCCGTGACTGCGTAGCCGGTAAGCGGATTCCAGTAGACGCGGTCGCCAGCGGCGAACGTTGTCCCGGACGCGGAAACGAACGAATGGCACCCGACAAAAGTCAGCGTAACCATCGTGTTGTTTTGCGAGATTGGCTCGATGCCGATAATCACGCCAACTTGCCCGTTCGGGCGGACAATCGGCGTTCCTGGGTATCCAACGCCAAGGTCTTGCCACGTGACGCTGTTGTCTGTCACGTTGGCGTAGTTTGTCGTCCACGACGGCGCGGACGAATCGGAAGTTCCGGCAATGATGCACTGATAGAAGTGGCCAGACTCCGCGCTGGATCGGACGATGTCTCCAACGACATACGCCGTCGATGCCAACCACGGCGTCGAGTGAATTTTCTCGGTCCACGGGTCTTGAACCGGAAGGGAAAGCGGTGTTCGTACTGCTGAAAGAGCCATCTGTATTTCTCCAAAATGGTTGAGGTGATTGTTTGTGGTGGCTATTACGTCGAGGATTCGGCGTAGTACAAGCCACGGAAGTCAGCCGCCGCGACTCCGATGTCGTGTTTGACAGCCCACCGCATTCCCCACTTGCTGGAGTCGTTGTTGGCTCCGTTGAGTGCGTAGCTGGTGATTTGCGGAGCACGGCCGCTTCCTTGCAGGTAGCGGCAAACGAGAGACTTGGCACCGTTCTCGCCCGGTCGGCAGGCCAAGATGTAGTGGTACTTGAGTCCGGCAATGACCTTGTTATTGTCCAATGGATTCGGCGTTCCCTGGTCGTCCATGCGGGCGTCTTTGCGAATCTCAATGTCGAAAACGGAAAGCGGATTGAGATTACCTCCCATACCACTTCCGGTAGCAACCATTGGATACCGGCCTTGCGACCAGAAAACCGTCCTCATCGGAGCGTCGAGATGCTCGGAGATAATTGCAAATCGCGGACGCAGGTTGAGAACGACTCCATTGAGTCGCTGTGAAGCGATTGCTGGCAGGGCCTTTTGGATGCCAGCGATGCCAACCGCACCCGTTGCCGGCGTGTATAGGTCATTGTCAGCGGCTGCCAGCATGTTGGCGTGTCCGCCAGCACTGGTGATTGCAGTCGTATTAAACAACTGACCGCCAGTCTGGTTAAGCTTTGGACCACGTCCGGTTCCAGCGGAGTAGCCACCAAGCAGCAGGCTGTAGATCAGGTCAGGGCGCAGCCGACGTGCGGCAAGGCCCATCTCCTGCGGGCTGTTGGTTTGAAGAACGCCGAAACGGTCGTTGATGAGGTCTTTTTCGTCGATCTCAAAGCGGCCGGAATATCGATCGACCTTAATGGCTTCGTTCCAGTCGCCGTAGGTCAATGAGTCTGGAGTGTTGCGGCCGTCAAGAGTCAAGCGATTCATTTTGCCGACCGTGGCAATCTCGCCGGTCATGAAGTTCGGTGCTTCCTCTTCGACGACCCAGCCCATTGTTGAGTCGGTGGCTTCGAGATAGCCCGCCAAAAACATGGCGTTGAAGTTGGTCGTAAAGATTGCACCGAAGCTCCCTCCAGACAGTCCGGCACGAACAACTTCCTGGTGTGACAAGAATCCTTGAACCGACCTTCCATCGAGGCGAATGCACTGCAACATGAGGTCGGGGATGCTCATGTTCCGGTATCGCTCGGCTTGGTTGAGCAAATTGTTGTTGCGTTGTCGCTGTTCGTCGGTCAGTTCGCGTGTCGGGTAATTGCCGTTCCATTCGCCGATTCCGTTGGTGGCAAATTGATTCGGGCGGTATCGATTGAGCAATACCGATGGGTCAGATGCGAACGCCTGACCCTTCTCGCCGCTCGGCAGGCTGTCGAGGCTCCTGATGACCAGGGCCGCGCCAAGCACGTCAGCCGTAAGGTCCTTGTCAGCCCCATGCGTTTGCGTGTACGGGCCAACCGGCTGGGTGCGGCTGTTGCGGACGGCTTCGAGGAACGCCATCCCGGCTTGCTCAACGGTCATTCCATCGTCGAGCGCCTTGCGGACAACGTCTTCTGGCACGCCTTGGCTGATCTGCTGAATGGCGTCGCGTCGTGCGGTTTCGGCGGCTTGCTTTTCAGCAAGTGCGGCGTCGATCTCGGCGCGAATGCTTTCCGGGGAACTGGCGGCCGATCGCTTGCGGGCCTCTTCGTCTTCTTCCGCCTTCTTTGCTTTGGCTTTCTTTTCGTCCTCGGCTCGCTTGTGGGCCTCTTCGGATTCCTCTTCCTTGGCCCACTTTTCGAGCGCGCCGCGAGTCTCCTCGGGCAGATTGCCGTACCATTCGGCGGCCTGGGTTTCATTCAGGTTTTGCGGCATACCCAAACGTGCAACGCACAAACTTCGTTCTTGCGGTGTCATCTTGACGGTCTCCTTCGTGATGTTCTGGTTTTCACTGCGAATCTGCGTATTGGAATCCGCACCCTTGACTGGCAAGGACACCTCGCGCAGCAATAGGTCGGTGTGGACGTGGAGCGGTTGGTCTGATCGGGCCGTGTAATCGGACTGGCCAGATCGACAACGAACAGTCATGGTCTTTCCGGGCGGAATGGTTGTAGTCGCACGCGGCTGCATACCTGCGGAAAGTTCTTTGATATGACCCTCGCGAATCTTCGTGCGAAGGTCTTGTTCGGCGCTGCTGACATAGAACCAGCCGCCGTAGGAATGTTCCCCTTCGGGTCGGGTATCTCGTACTGATCCGATGATGTTGCGAACGCTGTCTCGCTTGTGGTTGTCTAGGAACGGCACATGCTTGTCGGGTGTGATTCCGTCGATTCTCCATACTTCATGCACTGGCTTGCCCGTGCGAAGGTCTGTCGAGAAAATGGGGGCGTCGGTAGCGAGCGAGCCCCAAAAACGACCTTCTTTGTCGTCCCATGTTTCTGGGCTGATCGTCACTGATCGGATGCGTAGATCGGATGGATCGTAATTGCCGCCATCAACTGCTTCACTTCGCTTGCTCTCTTCTTTGGCGGGCTCAAACTTAAAGTCGTGGTCGGATGCGTGTTCTTTCATCCATTCCATCGCGTTCGTGGCGGTGAACTTGTCTTTGTCGAAGTGGTAACTGACGATGGTTGTTGCGTCGCTATCGCCGACTTTTCCAAACAGAGCATGAACCCCAGATGTGATTTCCTTTTGGCCAAGCACCTTATTGCCATAGGAATCTGGTGCATGAATGCGGGCAGCGTGAACGTTTGGCAGTGGCATGGTTGCTACCTGTTGGGCTCCAAGGCCGTAAGGGTCAGCGACGGCTTCGGGTTGAAGTAGTTCTGTTTTCTGGTGTCCACCAAGTCCAAGTCCTTGTGATTCAAGGTGTGTCTCGCCGGTAGGCGTCATCGCAGCCTGTATGTTTTGTGGGTCCGGCATATCAGCTCACCGAAAATCGTGATGTTCCATTGGTTCTTCCATTGCCGGCTACGAGGTGAGACCCCTTGCGCTCTGGGGCTTTTTCTCCGTCGCCGCTCGAATCTGAATTGCCCGCCTTGTCTGGAATGCCAGGAATCGTTGGCAGACCAGCTTTCTCCAGTAGTTCGTTGACCTTCTTGCGCTCGCCAATGACGTGTCGAATGTCTTTGTTTTGACGTGCGCAGATTTCAAGCAGAGAGACGGACCCGTTTTGCATTTCGAGCCGCTCGGCCATGCGTTCCTTGCTGGCGTCCACTTCGGGAGCGGGAGTCCACATCCAACGTCGTTGGATCGGTGCATTCGACTTTGCTGGAGGAAGACCTGATTTGTCGCCAGACTGATAGGCAAGCGTTGCCTCTCTCGCGACTGCGTTTTCAAGACGATCGAGGTGGCGAGAAAGCATTCCTTGCGTTGCTCGGATGCCTCGCCAAAACAACTGGCCGTCGAATCGCGCCGACGCAAAATTGTGATTGCTGGAATCGAGCAGCATCATCAAAAGCGGCATGTTGACGCAGAGGCCGATTTCCGTAACGAGACTGCGATAGAAGCTGTCCCAATTGGCGGGAGGCTGTTGCGGCGTGACCTGAGAAGCCTGCCAGCCGGGTGGAAGGTATCGCTCTTGTCTTCGCTCGAATGTGGTGTCTGGCGGAGGCTGATTTCCCATTGCCAGTCCAGGAATGTCCGTGCTATTGGAATGCACATACACTCCCCAGTCCCCAGCGGACTTCACGGAATCCAGCATGGAGTATGTGGCGTCTGCAACTTGGGCAATTTTGTCCAAGCATGGGGCCAGCCATGGTATTCCACGGACTTGATCCTCTTCCGTGAGCATGAATCCGTGGATCATGTCGCGGTATGGAACCTCTAGGAATTGGCCGGTATAGACCTCGAACGCGCCGAGAATGTACGGCTGTGAAATGTAATAGGCTACCGGCCGACGATTTCGCAGGTCACGACGTACGCCAAGAGCAACCTCTGGATCGCCTAAAAACTCAGGCGGCGTCAATAGACGATGTGCATGAACTGGAAGAAGCCTGAACCGTACTGGCCCGTCGGCGTCCTCAACGCTAATCATTTGCGTAACGAATTCACCAGCTGCAAACAGGCTGCGAACCCATTGCCGCATGATCTCGTAAAGGCCAAGTTGTTGATTCGATCCAGCGTTATCGCACCACCAGGACCAGATGGCCTGCCGTCGCTCGGCGTACTCTTCGTCTTCACAGATAACTTGTAGGGTTGGAACACTGCTGCCTAGGCAAGACAGTGTGTAGGTCGAAACCATGCCTTGAATCAGGCTGTTTTCGCTGATTTCGTATTCACTGCGATTACGAAGATCAGTCAGATACGTGGCAAGATCGGCGTTGACTGGCTGGCCGCTGACATGACTCCAGTGGCCTTGGTTGACGCGGTCGATACGCGAGGCTTGCCATCTGCGAATGCGTTCGTGGGCATCCGGCAGTGAGCTATTTCCGTGGGCTTGCGGTTGAGATTCTACTTTTCCGCCAAGCCAGTTTCGGATTGTTCCGATGATGCTCATGTGTTACCAGTTGGTTGGCGGTCCCGGGCGTCGATCGACGATGTTGCGCACCTGTATGCCTGCCGTGGCGCTCTGCTGCTTTCGCAGATTGATGATGAATTGGTCAATGCCTTCCGGCGTCCACTCGGCCTTGCGTGATCCAGTCGTCTTCCCGGAACTACGCTCAACTCGCGGTAGAACGGCAATAAGACCCTGCGCGGCAACGGCATTTGTGATGGCAGTAGACAGATCGCCGATTACCACCGCGTCCGTTGCGGCGTCCATGAGATCGTTGAGTTTTGCGACTAGGTCAGTTGCCATAAGTGGCGGGGACGGGCTTCGATCCCGTGACCTCCAGCGTATGAGGCTGGCGAGCTACCTGACTGCTCCACCCCGCGTCACAAGACGAGCGCAATAAAAAAGGCCACGCGAGGATGCGGCCCCGCATGGCCCTTGTATTTGCGCTGGTGTCGGCTCGGTCAATTACTCCGCGCCGTCGTCTTATGCCCGTAAGCTACCAGATAAAATAGCCTCCGCAAGAATGAGTTTCCAATATCTGGAAACTCGTTTTGGTCAAGAAATGAAGAAAGCCGCCCGAAAGGCGGCTTAAACTGACGAGAAAGGCGTGATTCTATTTCTTCTTTCGCCTCCTCTTTGTATTCGAGGGTGCTGTCTTCTTTTTCTGTTCGCTTCCGCCCATCATGGCCAAGCCGATAAATGCCCCGATGCCAGCCAGCGGCCCGAGGACTACGCCAGTTGCGATTGCGGCGGCTGCCTTGCCGATGGCAACCGCCTCATCCATTGTGATCGGCTCGAATTGCGGAAGCGTCGGCGTCCAGAAAGACGACACGTGGGCCGGCTTCGATTCGCATTGCTTTGGGATCAATGCCTCCGGTGTAGCGACTTTGGAGCAGATAAGGGCAGCAGCGGGGCTGCTCGCCTCCTTCTGTGCTTCCTTCTCCTCTTTGGTTGGCTCGGCACATGAATCGATGTCCTCAACGGTTCGCCCGTAGGCGTCTTTTGTGTAGCCCACAACCCGGAACCAGCCAAGCGTGTTGTCGCGAAACGTTGCCCCGATCGGTAGTAGTTTAATGCGTTCCATTTTCAAGCTCCAATTTTTCTAACAGCAGCTTAGATTCGGTCATTGTTTGCTCAATGTCGTCTTGGTGGTCACGCAACGCACAAATCAGCGCTTCGTCGGCAATCTCGATGTTTTGCAAAAACTCGCCGATATTAGTTACCAAAGTGCATACATCGCGGTATGCCTCGATCAATTCCGAAACAGTAGAACTACTTGGCATTGCCATTTGTTAATCTCCAAAACCCCCACCGGCCAGCCATTACCGAAGCCGGAGCTATCGGGCATCGGCAACGTACAGTTACCACGCTGTTAGGCTGCCGGCGAGGGGTATGTGTTAGGCGTGTTGTTGAGCTGCGATAATGCCCGCAACAACACCATCATAATGGCATTGATTTACTTGACGCATCAAACCCCGAGAATCGAGCGTGACCGATGACTGGCCCCATTTTTCACTTACCCCGCTTTTTGCGTTTGGCTTCCTTGCGGATCAATTCCGTTTTCGGAACCTTGACCAGCTTGCGGGCTAGCTGGTCGAACGCCTTGAACCCCTTGGGCTTCTTCGCCTTGCTTACCATTTTAGTAATCCCTTCCAGTCATAAACTTCCAGAACCAATGAGAATCTGCAAAAGGATCGCGGGCGAGCGTCTCACGTCTATGCCGCTCTGCCTGCTCCATTGCCATAACTTCCGCGCGCCGTTTGTTGTAAATCGCAATGCACCTTCCTTCCGAATGATAATCCGGGTTGGTCGAACCGTGACACCGTGGACAAAGAGCGGCCATTTACTCAATCCCCATAAATCCGGCGTCCCCAATACCTGCCAGCTTACGGTATGTCAACCGTTTTCCGACGACTTGAGAGAGGGCCTATGCTGTGACTCGCTTCCGATTACCCGACCACAACTGCCCAACATATCCGCGCGACAGCCCGAAGCGTTTGGCTACTTCTTTTTGCGTGGCCATTCCTCGCAGGGCAAGAATGGCGTCGATTACATCCTGCCCGACCTTTGTTTTTCCGTGCCGATCCCCACTGGCCATCGTGCCGTGAGTCCGCTTGTCGGCGATATTCTCCAAGTGGGTTGCCCACCGCAGGTTGTCGGTCCAATCGTCGCCGCCGGAAAGGGCCCTATCCTGAAACTCGCCAACAATCTCGTGGTTGTGCGCCTTGCACCAGGCCCGGAGGTCGGCAATCTGCCGTTCGCACGAGTCGCAATCTTCGGCGTGGGGCCGTGGGCTGAATCGAGCGTAAAGAATGGCTTTCATGGCTCTGTTTTTTGCTCCGTTACTGGGCAGGCCCCGCAGGCGTCGTGAAGTTGTTCGATTAGGTCATTGATTTTGCCGCATGTGGTCATATCGACGTAATCGTGGTGCCGACCTTGATAGCACATTAGAGCGTCAGTGATCAGGTCGTGGGCCTTGCCGAGGTGTTCTCGAGCCTCGCAGAGTATTTTGTAGGGTTGAGTCATTGGAATAGATGTTCTGGTTCAGGTGTAGCCCCGGCGAAAGCCCGCGCCGGGGTGTGGTGAGAGGCCGGCGGGCGCGGCCACCAATTATGAACGGCTGTTAGGCGTCAATTACCACAATAGCCGCGTTAACGTTCGTACCACTTTCCTTGAACGATCCGGCCGGCAAGTCCTCCCAGTACGTTGCCTCTGCCATGAGTTTTTCGCGTTGCCTCGGTCCGTTGGCACAGATCGCCACAAGTCGGCCGCCCGGTTTGAGAAATTTGCGGGCGTGTTCGATGTGGGTGATGTCCTGTCCGTTGGCAAAAGGCGGATTCATTATGATTTTATCGAATACGCCAAGGTCGCCATTGCACAAAAGGAAGTCGCCCTGTTTTACCCTGCAATTGCAATGCCCTCGCCCGTAGTTGCTGCAGAGTTGTTCAGCTAACGCAGGGGCCAACTCCACAATCATCACTTCCGCCAAGTGATAATTACGCAACAGGGCCGATACAATGTTTCCGGTCCCTGCCGATGGCTCAAGTATCCTGTCCAATTCCGCCGGCGCTGCCAATTTGACCAACTTGTCGGCCAGTTCCTTCGGAGTGGGGAACAACTGTGGGGCGGATACGACAACAACCCCAGCTTGAAGGGCGTCTTTCATCTTGGCGAAGTCGCCTGACTCTTCCGTTTCCACTTTGGTACGGAACGCGGCGGATCGTGCGGCTTGTTTTTCAAGGCTGGGCAAGTCGCGTTCAATCGGGGGTAGCAACGGCGTAGGATCGGTAGTACCCTCCTGTTTCGGTGGGCGTTTTTCTTTTGCGTCAGTGATATAGACCAACACCGACCGATAACCGCCCTCCTTGCTGAAAAAGCCGCTCCGCACACGGTGGGCGTCCGCCGTGGCGGTTGCCTCGATGATCCGCGTCCCCTTGTAGTCGGCGTGCTTGTCGTTCCATTGGGCTTGCGTGATTTCGACGAAGCCATCGCCGGGATAGTTGCAGATTGGCGGCAATGATTTTGCCTTCTTGGCTGCCGTGGTCTGCTCGGCGGTCGGGGGACGATAGTCCTTGATTCGTTCTACGGCTACCACGCGCGGCCATTGGCGATTGTTCGTGCTGACGCTGGAAACTGCACCATTTGCCTTGTTGATTTTCAGGATGGTGAGCCACAACCCAGAAGCGAGAATCTGCCCACCTATCTGTAGATCAAAACCAGCCGCCGGAATGTCGCCTTGTTCTCCAAGCATTGCTTTTTCATATGACAGACGGTTTTCTAGGTGGGCAATCCATCTTTCGCAATAGGCAATGGTTCGGCGCAGGCATGGAACAAGAAGGGCGCGGGCTTGCTGGCCGTTGATGATCTTTCCATCCATCGCCGACCATAACGACATATCGCCTTCGTAGGTGCTGGCCGGCAGTTCTCGAGGGTATTTGTCCAGCGGAAAGCGAAAACTGTAGTGGGTGTATTCGTAATTCGCCAAGCAAAGAGCCTGCGCGTCGGTCAATGTGTCCTTGTCCCATGCCTTGAGGCTCGAAGCTGCCTGGTCTCGCTCTTTGGTGAACTTCCGCAGGTCGGATTCTAGCCCCTTGATTCTCCGATGTCGAACGGCTGGCAGTTCCTTGTATTTGGCGTGACAAAGAGCATTGGTCGCGCGGTCCTTCCAATATTTTGACAACTCCCAGCACTTAATCGCCTTTCTCATGCCGTTTTCAATCCGCTCGGCGTCCTTGCGGGCATGCCGTTCGGAGTGGTGGCCGACTAGAATAGGTTGGCCGAATGGGATATTGTCGGCGATTGCAGCGACCGCCACGCGGGCGTGGTCCGCATCTACTGCGCGGCGTTCACTCAATGTTTCCAGCCGATCGGCTTTTGCTTCTGCGCGTTCGACTAACGTTGTGTCTTCGTCCTCAATGTCGCCGGCCAATTCGATAAGTAAGTCTTCACGTGCTGGAGTCCACATTGGGGCCACGAATAGTTCTTGCTTCGGTGCCCATTTGAAACCGGTCGCCTTAACTCTGGCATAGGTTTCGGCGTCCAGCCGGCTTGTTGCATAGAGTCGTAGCTTGTTGTCTTCGGGTGAGTAGGTTGCCGTGTAGTCGTTCACCGTTTTTGCTCCTGTGTAGAGTGGGCTTGTTTCCGCAACAGCGCGGGCCGTCGGGCCTCGCGAGACCCTCGGAATCGGACTATTTAATCGTTTAGGTAGATCGCTCCTGAATCGTCGCACGACCATTCAACGCTCTCGATCTCGCCGTGATAGTCGGCCACGGCGATTTGTTCCATTCGATCCTCTTCTGGAATTGCTCTCAACAGAATCGGCGCATCGCAATCCAAGGAGTAGCGCCGGCCATCGGCAGCTACGATCGTTGCGCAGCCAGTGCCACGAACACCATTGATGGTTCCATTTTTTACGATTGCTACGGCTTCCAGAATAGTCATCTTTTCACGCCCGCTTTCGCGGGCGACTCCTAAAAGGGGCTTGGTGTTTCAATCAGGATTTTTGCATCCGGTTTCAATTCAATCCACCTCAACGCCATTATCCTCCATCCAGTGATCCAGCTTAGCTCGTGCGTCTTCGATCGTGCCTCCGGCCAAAATAATCTCCATCGCCTCATCGCCGGCCTTGGCCTTGGCCCAATGTGATGCGCCGGCGTAACTCTCCGCGGCAAGATACATCGCTGCTCGCGGATACCGGGCGGCCACCAATCGGCTTTCGGCCTTCGGTGCCCGCGGAGGATTCACGCCATCGTTATACTCATCACCCATCATCTGCGTGAATTGCCGCTGATATCGATCTTCATCGGCGCGGGCCGCCCGCAATTCCTCCAGCCCCTCGATTGCACACTCGCGAGCAATTTCTGCATCAAGGGCGGCTTCGTGTTTGGCCCAAAGCCCATCGAAGAAATCTCGTGCCGAGTTGCGGATCAGATAGCCAGCCCAAAAGAAATTACTGGGGTCGATGCCCTGTTTTCGCAGCCCAGGTAATGTTGGTTTCGGAATCGGCTGCGGCTTGCACACCGCGAATGATTTACGGCCTTTGGCGCCGATCAGATTTGCTTCGATTTCGCCATCATGGAAGCCGATCTCGATTCGATAATCGGTGCCATCTTGGAATTTCCGCTCGATGCTGATTGTTTCGCCACGCTCACTGCAAAAAGTGTTTTCCATTTGCCCCGCATGGCTCGGGGCGGTAGGTCCGGGAAGCTCGAAGGGGTGATTTTTCATTACTCGGCCCTCCCTTCGGCGAACAGCGGAGTAACAACACTGAACTCAGCGGCGTCAAGCCATCGCCCGTCCGCCATGATGTAGATAGGCTTGGCCATGCCATAATTGTGGCTCGGGCGAATCTCGGTAATGGTCGTACGCTCGTGACCATCAATCGTGACTCGATCCCCAACCGACGGCAACCGCAATGCTGATGCCCTGAAATATGGCAACGAGTCAACCGCAAAGCAGTCTTCCGGCAGGCTTGGCAGGTGGCGAGCGTTCGCTAGAATAGCTGAATCCATTTCAGACTCCTCTACAGTTTGGGGTGGCTAGGCCCGGTCGTCTGTCTCACCAGATTGCCGGGCTGTTTTTTCCGGTCCTCGTTCTCATCATCACTGTATGTATTATCGTCTTTTCGTTTCTTTTGTCAATAGATATTCGCGATAATTCTGCTATACATAAAGTGTTATGAGAAAAGAAGTTATGATGCGACTTTTGAGAATCGAGAAAGACCACGAATGCAGGCTATTTGCCGGCCGGTGTTTTGCTCTTTTTTAGCGGGCCCGATCGTCTTGGAATCAGAGAAAAGGCATCAACGGAATCGGCCAACAAAACGTGATGCCCAGCAATTCGCCGACTGGCGATGCGGCCAGATCGCGCCCATACCGAGACGCACTGGCGGGTTACGCCAAGCTGTTTTGCTGCCGCAGAAATGGAGATATAGCGTGTCATTGAAATAGCCTTTGTGTGGTTGCTCATATCATATCGGATTGCATTGCAATTGTCAATAGATCAATTGCGAAATGCACGCAACTCACCGCAGTCTGCCGGCTGTTTTCTTCGGGTCGGTTTTCATGCGGTTTTGGGGCGGTTTTCAAGGCGACGAATACCCCGCTGAATAGTGATGTATTGTGTAATGGTACACCACCCAAATTAGCGATGTGTATGCCATGTCCATACACCCAGCCGCCGGGGGATGCAATGAGGGATTTTGTTAGGTTCTCCTGAGCCAGGGACTGGCATGTGTTTCCGGGCCCCG